CAATACCTATTACAAACAACATATAGATATCTACTAAAGCTGGTTGTAACAACTTATGTAGATGTAAGAAAGACTACAGTACCCTGAACCAAAAACACTTAAATAAAAAAGGTACTGCAGTCTATAAGGAACTGTAACATTGCACAACATGAACGACCAAGAAAAGAATTAATGCAATGCTACAGTTATATTAAACTATGACACCCGAGTTAAACAATGTTACATTCACGTATACAAAGCCGGGTGCCATAGTTATTAGTTAAGAAGATATAGGAAACTTCTCTCTAAGTTCTTTAAGGTATTTAAGAGTTAAATCCATCTCATCTAATTCACGCATTGCCTCTTTATTGATAAGCTCTATATGAGGGTAGCTATTAGACAAACGGGTTAACTCTTTATCCAAATACTCTATAGCATGATAAAGAGCAGTGTTATATAGTAATGTCTCTGTAGGGTTAATATTAAGTGAAGGCATAGTATAGAGAATTAAAGGATGAATAACAAGTTGTTTCCTAGCCTTAATGTACTACGGTTAATACTAGTATTATATACTGGTATTGTTAGTACGACATATATGGCGGTTTTACATATAGTAATCTTTCCTTGTCCAAACAAGTATGCGATTAACTAATGCCACTACTGCTGCTAATGATAGCATGAGGATACTAAACCTAGTAGGAAATGTATTTCCACAGGTGTATGCCACAAGTAATGTTATGTTTAGAATAATTAAGAACAAGCCAAAGAAGGCTGCTGTTAAATCAATTAATAAGTTTCTCATAGTTTTAAGATTTACGGGTGAATACTTCAGACTCAATCTGCTTAATAAGTTTCTCTACAAGATAGACGCTCTTGTTTAGAGCTTCCATACGATGGATAGCACCATCAGTCATATAGGTTGCATCCTCAGGTGCACGATCAGCATAGTTAGCATACTCAACCTCTAAGTGATGATGAGCCAGCTGTAATGCTTCAAGATATTGTAATGCTTCGTTTTTATAAATAGTTATTACGGACATGATAAAAGGGTTTAAGGATTTAAGATACTTTTTCTATTTGTTGTACAAGAACACCTAGTGTTCCTTGTGATTGAATAAGTTGACTATACATGATTTCATCTGCGTCACTCCACTCACTGTAATCCGGGTTCTGCTCTTTGAACTCATCTATAAGATGCTCAATACTTATAAGAGCATTAACAATGCCAGTATAGAACTCTAGCTTACAACTCTCAGGTATATGTACTATTGATTTCATAAGGGATAGATTAAGGAATAACATAAGTGGTATAGCTATGTATATACTTATGTTGATTAAGAAAATAAAGGATTAATAAAAGGGGTAATATGTGGAAATATGTGGTAACATATAAACACTAACACACGTAAATAATTAGTTGTCAGGCACTTACACCCACCGTTTTGTAGCAGAGGAGCAGAATAAGCGGAACTATCTGCTAACAGAGAACAGATTTGCTAATAGAGAAACAGTTTAGCATAAAAAGACAGAGGGCTTGCGCCCCCTATCCCATGTAACAATGACAAGGTTTAAACACCGGGACAGCATCATTGTCATGCAAAGATTAGACCACTAATACAACTATGAACAATTCTTGCGTTAGTCCTTTGCGCTTGTGTTGATCAATCACCACCAATGTCTTTTAAAAGGAGAGGCACCCGAAGGCACCTCCCCATTGAGTTATGCTGGCTCAACCCACACCATAGATGTGGCTTCTCCAGTCTTCTGGTCAATGACCTTGTTACTACCCATCTTGAGGTTATCAAGTTCAAGACCACGTGTCCAATTCTTGAGGGTCTCCATACCACTCCAAGTGCTGGCTTGCACAGGCTTACCAGTTTCGGTATCTCTAAAGGCAAGAACACCGTATTGAACACCACTCCCTGAACCCATAGCAAAGTTCAAGCCTCCTGCAGTAACACCAACACCTGCGTCAGTAACTGCTTTGTCAGTACAAATCACGGTAACCTTGTCCGTGTTCTTGTTGACGTGCAAAGAATAAAAGAATACACTCATAATAAAACATTTAAGTAATGAATGGGAAAATTCCCGGTGGTGTATAAGTGAACACCAATGATTAGCAAGGGAGCAGAATAAACTGCTTTATATAGATACATTCACACGCATATATATATACAAGGCTCGTGCCCTCCCTGCCTGCTCTGTCTTTCACACAGAGACTTCTCTTGGATGATAGTACATAACATAGTACACACTCACATCACAATGGACACACACACCCTCCCCCCGTGCACATTTTTTTTTGTGCCTGCGCGCGTTGCACAGTAGCACCTCACTTGACAGGGGGGTACCACGCGTCCTTGCAATAGTTGGGGAGCAAAATATTATAACCCCATTAAAACCTCACACACATAAGTTTCATGATACCGGGGGTAACAATTTTATTTGTGGTGTAAGGGGGTGTTTAAAAAATGGTATATTAGATGTATAGGGTAGTTATGGATAAGTTTGATTTTGATGATTTCATGGAGATGGGGGAGGATATAATGTATTCTGCTTTTGATAATTCTTATCTTATGCTTACTGGTAAGATTACTATGTTGGAATTTATGAACGTTACTGTGGATACAGACTATACTGCTGTGTTGGCGCATGACCCGGATGACCCTACTCGTGATCAAGTATCTGAGATCATAAGACATTTCGAGGAGCAGGAGGAGTATGAAAAGTGTGCGGAGTTGAAAAAAATATCTGACAGCCTGAAAGAATAAATATTTTTTATTTATATTTACTTCTATTGTTAATTTAAAAACCTAATACAATGGCAGAAGTAAAAGAAAACGTGGAAACTCCTGAGACTATGTCCCCAGAGGAGATGAAGAAGAAGCGTGCTGAGATCACCAAGTTTTATAAAGAAAGCATCAAGAATCTTGAGGTGCAATTGGAGTATGAGAAACTACTCACTGATATTGAGAAGCAACGTGCAGAGCGTGTGCAGGCTCAGATGTTTCTAGCTCAGGCTTATGGTGCTGGTGAGAAACCTCAGAGTGAAGCTGGTCAAGAGTGGGAAGAGGAATTTGAAGGTGCACCTAAGAGAACTCTAAAGAGAGACTAATGAAGTTGCTTAGGAAAGGTTCGACAGGAGATGATGTAAAACAACTCCAGAAGCTACTCAGACTTAAGACTGATGGTATATTCGGTCCTAATACTGAGAAAGCTGTTGTTCGTTACCAAATGTCCAATGATCTAAAGGTTGATGGTGTAGTGGGTAATGAGACCTGGACTATGCTACTTAATAGTGCACACTCAGAGGATGCTATTGATGAGAGCAGCGATATTCAAGATCAATTCTTTGAGACAGGCTACGGTCAGAAGATCCATCGTTATTACTTGCCAAAGGGTGAGTACATTGATGGCCCTGTAAAGAATGACTACATCTGTTTACATCACACAGCCAGTGGACCAAACCCATATAAGGTAATTGACTACTGGGGCAGGGACACAAGAGGTCGTATAGCCACAGAGTTTGTTCTAGGTGGTAGAGACTGTGCAACTGGTAATGATGAACATGATGGGGTGATGGTGCAATGCTTCCCCACCGGAGGTCAAGCGTGGCATCTAGGTCGTAGTGGTTCTGGGTATATGAACAAGCATACAGTCGGATTGGAGATATGTTCAATGGGATATCTCAAAGATCAAAAGGCTTATACAGGTAGAAGGGTGGCAGATAGTCAAGTTGCTTTGTTAGATCAACCTTTTAGAGGTTATAAGACATATCATCGTTACTCTGAAAAACAAATTCAAGAAACTAAGAAGTGGATTTTGTTTGTTGCTGAACGTGATAATATAGATCCAAGAGTCGGATTAGTTCAATGGATTAAAAAGTTCGGAGCTTATAAAGCCTTTGAATGGAATGAGGATGCTTATAATGGAAAAGTAAAAGGATTAATCACCCATACAAATGTTAGTCGTGGTAAATCTGATTGCTATCCAGATCCTAGATTAGTAGAAATGTTATTAAGCTTATAAGATGGCAATAGTAAAAAAAGTAGAAGAGAAAAGAAAGGTTTCGTTATCTGATACAATCCGGTATCAGATAATTACCTATTGTTTCTTCAATCAAGTACAAATTAGTAATTCAGATCTAGAATGTTTAACTGCATTAGCAAAGTGTGGTGATATAAACCTTAGTAAGTTTTGCAAGCTTATGGAGACTGAAGATGTGTTTAAGAGCGCGCAGTCTGCAAGGAATGCAGTTACAAAAGCATATAAGAAAAATTTAATAGTTAAGAATGTAGATGACAAGAAGACTATTTCTGTTAATGCTGATTTAAATATTCAAACTTCAGGGTTGGTACTTTTAGATTTTAAAATATTAGGAAGTGAACCCGAAAAGTTACAAGAAGTTTAAAGCTGATATTGCTGAAGAAGTGGGTGTACATCCAGATGTTGTAAATGATTTTATAAACTTTTATTATGGTAAAGTAAGAAAGAGCTTGTCTGCATTAGACTATCCTAAGATACTGCTTGATGGTTTAGGTACGTTTTATATTAGAAAGAATAAACTAGAGAAAGCAATACAAAAGAATCAGGATATCCTAGATAATATTAAGAAGACTACATACAAGGGGTATGAGAAAAGTGTAAATGTTGGAGGGAAACTTAATAATATGCAGAATGCTTTAAAGACTTTAAACGAGAATATAGAAGAAAAGAAAAATTTTAAAAATGAAAAATCTAAGTAAATATCTTGATGTCTTTAAAAGTTCTTCTCAAATACTTGAAGGAATTAAGAATAGAATATTTAAACAGGAGCATATTGAAGCAGAAGCAGCTTATAGATATGCTATTTGTAAAACATGTAAGCTAATTGATCATAAAGGTAAATCATGTTTAGCACCGGGCACACAGCCGTGTTGTTCTGATTGTGGATGCAGCTTAGCACTTAAAACAAGATCAATGTCAACATCTTGCCCAAAAGGTAAGTGGACAGCTGTTATGAATGAGGAGACGGAGGATAAATTAATTGACTCTATAAACGAAGAATAATGGCTATTACATTCAAAGAAGATGGGCATATATATCAAAGCATAGAGGATGAGGGTATAAACTGGACTAGTGTAACATCATTTATTAGCAACTTTAAACCTAAGTTTGATAGGGAAGGTCAGGCTAAGAAGTCTGCTAAGAACAAAAGATCTAAGTGGTATGGCATGACTCCAGAAGAAATCATGCAAGCTTGGGATAATGAAACTCAAAGGGCTATTAAACTAGGAAACTGGTATCATAACCAACGTGAGTCAGATGTACTTGGTCTTGAAACAATTCAACGTGAGGGTGTTGATATACCTATCATCAAACCAATTATTAATGATGATGGTATTAAGATAGCACCAAGTCAGAAACTTGATGAAGGTGTCTACCCTGAGCACATGGTATATTTAAAGTCTGTGGGATTATGTGGTCAAGCAGATTTGGTTGAAGTGGTGAATGGGCATATAAACATTAATGACTATAAGACTAACAAAGAAATACGCGAGAAAGGATTTACAAACTGGGAAGGTATAACATCTAAGATGTTTGCTCCTGTTAAACACCTTGACGATTGTAATTTAAAACACTATAATTTACAACTCAGTATTTATGCGTATATTATTAAAAAGCACAACCCTAAACTAAAGGTAGGAAAGTTAACTATTCAACATGTAAAGTTTAAACAATTAGGTACTGATACAAATGGATACCCAATTAATGAGCATGTAAATGGTGAACCTGTAGTAGAGGATGTAGTTATGTATGATTTACCGTATCTTAAAGATGAGGTAATGACTTTAATAAACTGGCTCAAAGAAAACAAATGAGATATATAGAAGTAACTATACAATTACCACAAGAGGCTATGGATGGATCAGTTAATCATATACCATCTATAGCTTCGTTTAAGTCAGATGCTATTGTATCTTATTTTAAAAACAATCAATATACAATGGTTAGTGTTGTAGGTGTAATGGAACCATTTATTGTAAACATGGATTATAGTAAATTCAAAGAATTATTAAGAGGATGATAGTTAGATTATTTGATATACAGAATAGTAAAGTTGTACCAACAGAACACTGTTATACATTAAAGTTTCTTAAGGCAGTTATGGATGAATATCCAGATACTTATTTATCAATATATCAGTATATATTTTATATGAGTTGTCCTAATCCAGACTTAAATCCTTTTTTTAATTTACCTGAACATGAGAAAGAGGATATAATTATTGAAGAAGTACAACTTGAAGAATCTACAGAAGATCCTATTATTGCAAGAGCATTAGAGTTATGTCAGAAGATGTATGAAACACCCACATACAGGGCATATAAGGGCATTAAGTCCATGCTAGATAGATTGGCTAGGTACATGGAAACAACTTCAATAGAGCACGGGAGAGACGGTAATATCAACTCATTGGTTAATGCTGCTGCAAAGTTTGAGCAGATTAGAACATCATATAAAGGTGCATTTACAGATATGAGACAAGAGCAAGAAAGTTCTGTAAGAGGTGGGCAGGGGTTAGCATATGATCAATTATAATTATGAATAACGAATATATTTTCCCATATTGGGATGACATTAAATTAATTAAAAATGAAAAATCAGAAAATCACACCGGTAGGAAGAAAGATTCTAGTAAAGAAGAAGGAAGCAGAGAAGTACTTTGCGGGAACATCAATACTAATTCCAGAGGGAACGGGGAAGAAAGAGTGTAAAGCTATTGTGGTAGCTGTTGGTAATACTGTAGAGCTTATTGAACCAGGACAGGTTATTCAGTATGCTGACTATGCTAAACCAACAGTTATGATACATGATGGTGAAGAACACTTTCTTCTAAATGCTGAAGATGTGTTTGCAATCATAAATGCATAAGTCAATACACACATATGACAATGGTACCTGGCGTACCACAGAGTTTGAGACTCGTGAAGATTTTATAAACTTTTTACTCCCCTTGTTCAAAGAGCCTGGGGAGTATGCTTTTGATGAAACTGCATCTATATTTAATAAAGAAGCTAGATTTTTTGAAGAGTATGGTTTTTATTGTGATAAACCTTTTAGATCTAAAGACTTTATAACTTATTGGGAAACTGAAAAGAATAAATGTCGTGATGGTGTAATATATCATAACAGAGGAACTACATGGTATCTTACTAGAGACTATTACATGTGGTTAAACTTTCTACCTATCTTTAACAAAGAGGAAAAGAAGTTTGGTTTTGCTAAAGTAAGAGATGCACAATACCATATGGCTTTGTATGAGCTGCTTGCAGAACTGCACTATAAGCATTCTGCAATACTTAAAAAACGTCAGATAGCTTCTTCTTACTTTCATATGGGTAAGATCATAAATACTTATTGGTTTGAGGAGGGTAGCATCTGTAAGATTGGGGCTTCTCTTAAAGATTATATCAATGATAAAGGTTCATGGAAGTTTCTTGATGAGTATAAGACATTCTTAAATGAGCATACTGCATGGTATAGACCATGTAATCCTGAGAAGGTTCTTTTGTGGGAGCAGAAGATTGAAGTAAAGGTAAATAATCGTAAAACATCCAGAGGCCTTAAATCTAAGATACAAGGTGCATCTTTTGAGAAGAGTGCAACAACTGGAGTTGGTGGTCCATGTTCTTACTTCTTTCATGAGGAGGCTGGTATTGCACCTAAGATGTCTGAGACCTATGAGTACTTAAGACCTGCAATGATATCTGGTATGGTTACCACCGGTATGTTTATTGCCGCAGGATCAGTGGGGGATTTAGATCAATGTAATCCATTGAAAGATATGATATTAAACCCTGCAGCTAATGATATATATACTGTAGAAACTAACTTATTGGATAAGGATGGTACTATTGGTATGGCAGGATTATTTATTCCTGAGCAATGGTCCATGCCTCCGTATATTGATGAATATGGTAACTCTCTTGTAAAAGAAGCTCTTGAAGCTATTAGGAAAGAAAGAGCAGACTGGAAGACATCTTTAAATCCAGAACAGTATCAGTTAAGGATATCTCAGAAACCAACAAATATATCTGAAGCATTTGCATATAGAAAAGAATCTATTTTTCCTCAAGGAATATTATCTAAGCAGTTAAAGGCAATAGAGGAAAAAGAATATGCATATGAGCATCTGAAACTTGAACGGGATGAGAAAGGTATTATTGCTAAGCGTACAGAAAAACTTCCAATATCTAAGTTTCCTGTAGACAGGAAAATGGTAGATAAAACAGGGTGTTTAGTAGTATGGGAGCGTCCCACTAAGAATCCAGAGTTTGGTACATACTATGCTTCCATTGACCCCGTATCAGAAGGTAAGACAACTACATCAGACTCATTATGTAGCATCTTTGTATACAAGAACCCGGTGGAGGTTACTAGAGAAACAGAGAATGGGTTAGAGCATTTTATAGAAAAAGATAAAATAGTTGCCGCATGGTGTGGTAGGTATGATGATATTAATAAAACACATGAGCAACTAGAGCTGATTATAGAATGGTATAATGCATGGACAATAGTGGAGAATAACATTTCATTATTTATTCAGTATATGATCAGTAAAAAGAAACAAAAGTATCTTGTACCAAAGCAACAGATATTATTCTTAAAGGACCTTGGTTCCAATAGATCTGTATTTCAAGAGTATGGTTGGAAGAATACTGGTACATTATTTAAGAGTCATTTAATATCTTATGCTATTGAGTTCCTTAGAGAGGATATAGATGAAGAATTAGATATAGAGGGTAACATTATATCTACTACTAAAGGGGTAACAAGAATCCCTGATAAAATGCTCCTTACTGAAATGTTAGCATACTATCCAGGTTTAAATGTTGACCGTTTAGTTGCATTTTCAGCACTGGTTGCTTTTGCAAAAATACAGCAATCTAATAGAGGATACGCCAAAAGAAAGGAATCTAATATAGATAATTCATTGCAAAAGTCAGAAAATTTGTATAAATTAAAGTATAGTCCGTTTAGTAATATGGGTAAACAAAAGTCCAGGAGAACTAAAGGAGTTAGAAGATCAGGGTTTAAAAATTTTAGATAATGAGAGTAGTTAACGCTCTGCAGTTAAAGAAAGGTGCAAAATCAGAAGGTAAGTATCCAACTACCTCAAGTTTAACTCAACCTATTCAATTTCTATCTACCAAGAAAAAAGATGATGATTGGTCAGCATGGAACTTGGATTGGTTAGAGCTACAAGGTCTAGAGTTTTTAAGACTGCATTCCAGAAGATTGCTTAAGAATTATAAGCTAGCAAAAGGTATTATTGATAAAACCGATTATATTATTGAAGAGGATAATGAGTACAAAGATCTTATGGATGTACTCACTAAAGAAGATAACTCTGCATTAGAGTTAAAGTTTTATCCTATTATTCCAAATGTAATCAATGTATTAAGTGGTGAGTTTTCTAAGAGAATATCTAAAGTTCAGTTTAGAGCTGTAGATGATACTTCTTATAATGAGATGCTTGAGCAGAAAAGAATACAAGTAGAACAAGCTCTTCTTGCTGATGCAGAAAGCAAGTTAATTCAGAAGATGATTGAGATGGGGGCAGATCCTGCATCTCCAGAAGTTAAAGAAAGCTTAGGTAAAGATTCTCTTAAATCACTACCTGAGATTGAAGATTTCTTTTCTAAAAGTTATAGAAGTCTTGTAGAGGAATGGGCTACTCATCAAATGAATGTTGATGATGAGAAGTTTAAAATGCAAGAACTTGAAGAAAGAGCATTTAAAGATATGCTTATTACAGACCGAGAGTTCTGGCACTTTAGAATGTTAGATGATGATTATGATGTAGAGCTTTGGAATCCTGTGCTTACATTTTATCAGAAGTCTCCTGATACAAGATATATATCAGATTCAAACTTTGTAGGTAAGATTGATTTAATGACTGTTTCAGATATCATTGACAAGTATGGTTACTTGATGAATGAAGATCAACTTGAATCACTTGAGAAGATATATCCTGCACGTTCTGCATTATATCAAGTTAATGGATATCAAAATGATGGTGCGTATTATGATTCATCTAGATCACATGAGTGGAATACCCAGATGCCAGGACTTGCTTATAGAAAGTTTGTGAGTAATTGGTCAGATGATCCTGCAAAAGGTGGTGATATTGTTAGTGCTATCTTAAATGAAAGTGAAGATGTTCATCAATGGGGTGAAGGAACTCTAATGAGAGTTACTACTACTTACTGGAAAACACAAAGAAAAGTTGGACACCTTACTGCAATTAACAAGGATGGTGATATAACTCAAGAAATTATTGATGAAAACTATAAGGTTACAATGAAACCTATATATGATACATCAGTATTTAAAAATAAAACTAAAGATAACTTACTTGAAGGTGAGCATATAGATTGGATTTGGATTAATGAAGTATGGGGTGGTATTAAGATTGGTCCAAACTTACCTGCATTTTGGAGATCTAATATGGCTGATAATGTCAATCCTATTTATTTAGGTATTGATAGAAACAAGCCGGGTAGAATTCCATTCCAATTTAAAGGTAATCACACAATCTATGGATGTAAACTTCCTGTAGAAGGAAGAGTATTCTCTGATAGAAATACTAAGTCTACTTCTTTAGTTGATCTAATGAAAGCATACCAGGTAGGTTATAATATGGTTAATAACCAAATAGCTGATATTTTAGTAGATGAACTTGGTACTGTGATTATGTTTGATCAGAATGCATTACCACGTCACTCTATGGGTGAGGATTGGGGCAAGCATAACTATGCTAAGGCATATGTAGCAATGAAGGATTTCCAGATGTTACCATTGGATACTTCTATTACTAATACAGAGAATGCTACAAACTTTAATCACTATCAGGTTCTTAATATGGAACAGACTGGTAGATTGATGTCTAGAATTCAACTTGCTAATTATTTTAAGCAACAGTGTTTTGATGCTATTGGAATTAATCCTCAAAGATTAGGGGGTGCTATTGGACAACAAACAGCAACGGGGGTTACTCAAGCAATGAATGCATCATATGCACAGACAGAGATGTATTTTGTACAACATTCTGATCACTTAATGCCTAGAGTACATCAGATGCGTACAGATTTAGCTCAATATTATCAAAGCACAAAACCTAGTCTAAGACTTAGCTATATAACAACAGAAGCTGAGAAAGTTAACTTTGTTATTAACGGTACAGATCTTTTACTAAGAGACTTTAATATTTTTGCTACTACAAAAACTAATCATAGAGCAATCTTAGATCAGTTAAAGCAATTAGCACTTACAAATAATACTTCTGGTGCGAGCATCTATGATCTTGGTAACATTGTAAAAGCCGACTCAGTTGCTGAAGTAACTGATATTCTCAAGGATGCTGAAGCAAAACAACTTACAATGCGTCAGCAAGAAATGCAACAACAACAGCAAATGCAACAACAACAGTTGCAAGCTAAAGCTGAAGAAGAGAAAATGAAGCTTGAGTTTGAAGCTGATCAAAATGATAAAGAACGTCAAAAAGATCTTTTGGTTGCTGAGATTAAATCTGCAGGTTATGGTGCAATGCAAGATATTGATCAAAATCAGATGAGTGATTACAGAGATGCTGTAAGAGATCTTAAACAAACAGAACAGTATCAAGCACAAATGGATGTTAAGAAAGAAAAGATTTCTTCTGATAAAAACATAGCTAATCAAAGAATGCAAATAGAACGTGAGAAGTTAATTACACAAAGGGATGTAGCTAATAAGAATTTGCAGATTGCACGTACTAATAAGAATAAGTATGACATGATGGATTCAAAAGATTCTGATGCTCAAGAACCTAAAGAATAAAAAGATTTTATCTATAGCTATATGCTGCAGAAATTAAAGTTTTCTGGTCAAATATTTTAAGTTTATTAGAATATTTTGATTATATTATTAATGTATTAAAACCAATAAATTATGAGTAATAACGAAAGCAACGTGAATACTAAGGTAGAAACAGTTGATGTAAACATTGATGAAATATTTGGAGCTGCTCCAACAGGTGCTGATATGGTAACTGATGATAAGCCATCTCGCCCAAATATTTTTGGTCCTGTTAAGCCTGAAGTAGATATGTCATTTACTGAGCCAGAAGAATCTGAGCCAGTTGTAGAAACTGATGAACCTGTAGTAGAAGAACCTACTGAAGAAGTTTCTGAGGAAACAAAAGAAGAAGTTACGACAACTACAACAGAAGCATCTGATCTTTTAGATAACATTGATGCAGAAGAAACTACAGAAACAAGAGGTAGAAAAAGGATTTCAGGTATTACTGATGTATTTCACAAGTTAATTAAGGATGATAAGATCATTCCTTTTGATGATGATAAAGCACTTGAAGATTATTCTGCTAAAGATTGGCAAGAACTTATTCAAGCTAACTTAGATGAAAAAGCAAATGCTGTACGTAGAGAAACTCCACGTCAATTTTTTGAAAGTCTTCCTAGAGAACTTCAAGTAGCTGCTAAGTATGTAGCTGATGGAGGTACTGATATGAGAGGTTTATTTAGTACACTAGCTGCAGTAGAAGAAACAAGATCATATGATCCATCATCTAAAGGTGGTCAAGAAGCTATCATTAGAGAATATCTTGGTGCTACTGGTTATGGTACACCTGAAGAGGTTCAAGAAGAGATTGAGACTTGGAAAGATCTTGGTAAGCTTGAACAACAAGCTAAGAAGTTTAAACCAAAGTTGGACAAGATGCAAGAAAAGATTGTTCAAGAAAAACTTAAGCAGCAAGAAGCTAAAAAAATTCAGAAGGAAAATGCTTCTAAGCAATACATGAATAATGTATACGCAGCATTAAAAGAAGGTTCTGTTGGAGATATTAAAATTGACAAGAGAACACAATCAATGTTATTTAATGGATTAGTTCAACCTGCATATCCTTCAATTAATGGCAGCAATACAAATTTATTAGGACACTTACTTGAGAAGTATCAATTTGTAGAACCTAACTATCAACTTATTTCTGAAGCATTATGGTTACTGCAAGATCCTGGTGGATACAAAGCTAAGCTTATGGAGAAGGGTTCTCAAGCAGCTGTTGAAAAAACAGTTAGAAAATTGAAGACTGAACAATCTGTAAAGACTTCTGGTGAGAGAGCAACTGAATCAAGTGAGACAAGTAGCAGAAGAAAGCTACCTAGAAAACAAAATATTTTTAAACGATTTTAATTTTTTTTATTTTTTTATTTTTTTAATTTTTTTAATTTTTATCAATTATGGCAACTCCGGTTTTAAATAATGGGATATTCTTGAGAGATACGCAATATAAAGCGAGCTCTCATGTTGATTCCTATCACCTAACTGCAATGTTAGGTAATGCAGAACCAATGGACATGGGTCCTGTGGATCTGTGGGCAATGACCCAAAAGGTTGAAATGCCCCTTTATCAAATGGCTTCCTTTGGTGGTCAGAACACAATTATGGTTGACAATGCTCGTGGTGAGTATAAGTGGCAAACTCCAATTGCTCAAGATCTTCCATTTGTTGTGGCAAACATTGCTGGCGCAGGTACAAAAGGTGTTGATGGTACTACTTTCCAAATTAAGCTCTCTAAGCGTGCTTTTGGACATGGTGACATCATTACTTATGACAAGTACAACGGTCTTGAACTTTACATTACTGCTGATGATATTCTTCCTGCAGGTGACGGGTTCATTTACACTGTACAATTAGTTAACAACAACAGCTCTGCAGGATTAGATGCTGATACTTACTTATGTCCTGGTACTAAGTATTTCAGAAAAGGTTCTGCAAGAGGTGAGTATGGTGAAAGATTCTCTGATATTGAGACAGGTTCTGGTTTCCGTGAATTCTACAACTTTGTAGGAGGAGCAGAAGCTCACGTACATTATTCTATTTCTTCTCGTGCAGATCTTATGATCAAAGGGGGAATGAATGCTGATGGTACTGTACCTGTAACAGAGATCTGGAGAAACTTTAACCAAGATCCTAACAATCCTTCTGTATCTTCTATTGAAGAGTTGGTAGCTGGTATGGGTAAAGCAGGTGCTAGAGATGCGTTTGAAAACGGAACTCTTTCTAGAACTTTCATTACTAACCTAGAAGCTGCTCACCTTTCTAAAATTGCCAATGACATTGAGACTTACTTAATGTGGGGTAAAGGAGGTAGAATTAGACAAGACGGACCAGATGATATCAGACTTTCTGTAGGTCTTTGGTCTCAGTTGGATAACTCATTCAAGAGAGTATACAACAAGTCTTCATTCACATTAGATATGTTCAAGTCTGAGCTTTACAACTTCTACCAAGGTAAAGTTGAGTTTAAAGGTCCAGACCCACAAAGAAAGCTTATTGTTCAAACTGGTATCGGTGGTATGCAGTTGATCAACAAAGCTATTGCTAATGAGGTTTACGGTTCTGGTCTTGTACAGAATGCTTCTGATATTGGAGCAGTATCTGGACAAGGTATGGATCTTGACTTTGGATTTGCTTACACTAGCTTTACTATTCCATTCTTGGCTAACGTGAAGTTTGTATTGAATCCAGCGTTTGATAACTTACATACGAATGATATTGAGAATCCATTGATTGATGGCCGTCCACTTTCTTCATTCAGCTTTATCATCTTTGATGTTACTGACGAAGGAAATGACAACATCTATCTATTGAAACTCAATTGGGATAATCAACTCAAGTGGTTCTACCAAAATGGTACTATGGACTACATGGGAAGAACTCAAGGATTTGCGTCTACTGGACAGTTTAATGGTTACAGAGTTTATATGACTCAAACCATGCCAGCTGTTTGGGTTAAAGACCCAACCAAGGTTCTTAAGATTGTAATGAGAAACCCAATTACAGGTGGATCATTCTAATTATTAACTTGAAAAAGGGGGGAGCAAGTCTCCCCCTTTTTTTCTTAAATCTTTAATTATGGCAATATTTAATTTCAAGAAGTCAAATAAAGTTACAGAGTTTACAAATTCAGATGCATCTGTTCTTCTTGCTTCAAAAGCTTCTGGTAAAGTAATTGTTGATAGAAATCATGCAGATGATACTGCTGCTAAAGCTGCAGGATTAATCAAAGGTGATATTTATCACAATGCTGGAGCATTAAGAGTTGTTATTTCCTAATCATATATCATGTCACATAAAAGTTATATAAATAAAATTAAACCTGCTAATACTAATGCTGAGTTAAAAGCTCAAGCTATTAAAGGTAATCTTGATCAAGCTCAGTTAGCTAGATTAGCAGATGTTAATAATTTGGGAGAGCAAGCTGATGAAGTTTTCAAAGGTGTTGTTTCCTATTATGATTTAACTAGTGGTACAAGTACACCACCTACATTTCATTTTCATGAAACTGCTGATGGAACTTTATATACTGATCCTGTTACGCCAGAAACTGATATGAAAGGTTATTATATAACTTTTGGTTTTGGTACTGCACCAACAGGAATAGGTCCTACAGCATATACAGTAGAAGTTGCAAGAGTTAGTTGGACTGGTAGTTCTTTAGATAAACTTCTTACTGAAAAGATTGATGGTAGTTTAGGTTACACAACAAATGGATCGGGATATGATTTAAATCAGGTAAGTACATTTGCTACTGGTGCTGAAGTATATGCGCTTGCTCCAACAAACGCATATATTCCAACAACAAGAGCTTCTTTATATTGGTCTAAAGATGATCCTGATAATCCTGGAAGTGACTTAGATTTTCAGAGAAGGTTATATGTAACAATTACAGCTGGTGGATCAGCTAACATTGCTTTTGAAGGTTTAGTAAGAGTAGATTTCTTTTTACCTGCAGATGCTAAAGTAACAGTGGTTGACGCATGATAAACTCAAATAACTATAGCCGGGCAACCGGCTTTAGAAATATTAATGATAATGTACATAATTATGTACTTTTGAGTTCACGTATTATTAATTTTTTAAAACCAATCAGATGAGTGATTATACAATTGTAGAGAAGTATCAACTAACAAAAGTTGGTAGTCAAGTAGCAGTAAAACCATTTTTAAATCCTAATAAGGAAAATATGGGATTGCAGAATTATGGAATGGCATTGCACGATGGTGTATGGCATGAAGAGTCTTTAGCATGTTTAGAATTAAACGGTGTTAAAAGATATGTTACAGGTCTTAATGAGTTTGCACCAGATGTAAAAAGATTACAAGGTGCAGAGAAGAAAGAAAAAATTAAAGAGATTAGAGCTGTTGTATCACAATTAGAAGCAGAACTAGCTGCTAATGTAGTTGATCCAGAAGATAAAGACTTTTGGAATAAACTTACTTTAATGAGACCTGATAATGATGATTTTTGGTCTAAGATAAGTTTAAGATGTGGTAATGAGCCAGTATTCTTAGATCCTGCTGTTGATCCATATGACTTGATTAAATTATATGCAATTAAGGCTGGTGGTTTTTCTATTGTTGCTAAGTCATTGAAAGATGCTAAAGCTGACCCTAATTCACCTAAGTTTTATTTAGATACTGCAGAAGAGTCTATTAGTACGAGAACAGAATATAGCAAGTTACGTAATAGAGCATTAGTAGAGCTGCAGAAGCTATATGATACTGATGTAACTAAACTTATGTATGTTGCTAAGATTGTTGACATAGATAGTGCTCAGTATACTAAGACTACTCCTAATGATGTTTTATATGAAAATATGGATATGTACATCAATGGAGATGGATCTGAAAGCAATAAGAAAAGATCAGCAACATCATTTATTGACGCAGCTGGTTCTTCAATGGAAGATCTTAAGATTAGAGCATTAATTAAAGATGCATTATTCTATAGATTTATCATGACTAAATCTAGTGGATGGATTGAGCCTTTAAATACTGCTGAGAGAATGGGTAAGACTCCAAGTGAAGTTCTTGCATATTTAAAAAACCCAGAGAATGAAGAAACACTTTTAGCACTGTTAGAAGATGTAGAACCATATTGGAATAATTAAATAGTTAGTTATGTTAAATTCAACCCTTCAGATAAAACTTAAAGAAAGACTTAATAAACTAGATAGCCAAGACTTTGATAATATAGAGTGTTGGCAGTTTATTGAAGCTTTTAATAAGGCACAGACTGAGTGGGTTAGAAGACAACTACACGGTAACAATTTATATAAGGAAGCAGATGAGTATTCTAAAAGAAGAATAGATGATCTACAAGTCCTTCTTACAGAGACTCCTCTTACTGGTGCATCTAATGATGAATTTTTTGAATCTAGTAATTTTCCGGTAGATGATTACATGGAGTATAAAAGAATTAGTGTAGATGCTACCAGTAGTTGCTGTCCTGATAAAAGATCAATGACTGTTTATCTTGTAAGAGAAGAGAATATTGATCTATACCAGAGGGATCCATTAAAAAGACCTGACTTTGATTGGAGTGAAACACTAGCAACAATGCTTAATAATACAGTTAGAATCTACAAGAATGCAGATTTTAATTTAGTGGATCCAGTTCTAACATATTATAGAAGGCCTACATATATTCAAATATTAGATTGCACTAATCCATATACAGGTGAAACATCTGTAGAGGAAGTAGAATGTGAATTCAAAGATGATATAGTAGAAGTAATTCTTGATGAAGCTGCATCAATACTTGCCGGTGATATAGAAAACTTTAGTCAATATACTAGAGAGCAACAATCAGCAGAAAGGAATAACTAATGGAACGACAACTTAAAAGACAGCCTGCTAAACCAATGTTAAAGAGACCTGATGGTAAACCTGCTATTGAGTCTACTATGGAGAGATCTGCTGATATGCAGAAAGTGGATATGATGACTGGTTCTTATGTTCAGTGTTTAATGAATGCTTCAACAAGTTTTCATAAGTTACATTTGCAAGTAACAGGGGTTGGATCATATGCTCAGCATAAAGCTTTGAATAATATATATGATGCATTGCCGGATTTAGCAGATAGCATTGCTGAGGGATATCAAGGAGCATGTGAAGTTATATTAGACTATCCTGAAGAAGCTCCTGTAATTTTAACATCTGTTGATGGAGCTGTTGAGTATTTAAGATATATGGCAATGAAAACAGATGAGCTTCAAGCAGTTATGCCTCATACAGAGATTGTTAACCAATTAGATATGGTTAAGGATGCTGTAAACTCTGCAAAGTACAAATTATTGTTTCTTAGTTAGAAAAGTTTTATTATATTATATATGTGTAGTGATACACAGGTATTTATTTTTTTTATTTTAAATTTTTAGAAATGGCTTATTTTAATCATGCATTTAGAAAATGCTTTTTGGTAGACAGTGTTACTACTGCTGCTGGAGCCACTACAACTTTAGGTCCTGGTGATCTAGGTGTTGTTGATGGTTCAACTTGGCAGATTGTGGCTAACCCCGCTGCTGTTAGTGCTGGTGCACAAACGTTTTTGGTAGTTGGTTCACAACATACTGTTGACACTATTGGTAATAATCCTGGACACGGTGGATATTCTGAATCCGTTAAGTCTAAAGGAATTATGGGCAAATACATTAGTAAACTTTGGAAGTCTTTAGATTGTGCTCCTGCTGCAGCTACTGCTTCTGTTCAATTAGCTTCTGACTGTGTTCCATGTGGATCTAGCATCTTTTTAAGAATGGACGTTAAAGGTTCTCCTGCACTTCGTTTCTTGAATCACAATGCTTATGCTATTGGAGATTCTGCAAATGTTTGTTGTGTAGACGGACAAGACTATATTGATCCAGCTGCTGCTCTTGCAGAAGCAGGTTCTCAATTATTAGCTGATCCAATTCTTTCTCCATTTGTTAGAGAAGATTCTGTTGGAGGTGTTCCTGCTGCGGTTGGAGCTGGTGCATCTGCATCTGGTAATTTCTTTGGTGCTCCTACAACATATGCTAATGTTGCTGTAAAATCTACATCAGGATCTGGTGTAATTACTGGTGCAACAGTTACTGTAACTGCACAAGCTGGTGTTGGTGCTACAGCTGTTATTGATGCTGGTACATTTGCACAAGGTGGTTATGCAGTAGGAGATACTGTTGTTGTTGATGGTGCTGGTGTTGGTGGTACTACTAGTACTGATGATATTACTTTTACTATTACATCATTAGCTCAAGGTGGTATTACTATCGTAAGAGGTGGTGTTACATACTATTACACTATTGCTGAAGTAAAAGCAGGTACTTATGCAGCATCTACTGATCCAGTAACTGATGGTGTATCTGCTACTCTTACAGTAGAAGGTGCTTATGTTGATACTCAGTTTGGTAACTGCTCATTTGATACAAGAGATCACTATGAGAAGGAGCCTGTACAAATCATCTTATCTAATCTTGATGAGACTGGTGAACCATGTAATGATTGTGGTGTAGCTTCCAGAACTACTGGAGTTATGGCTCAGATTTCTGGTGAAACTGTTCTTAGAGATTTGTTAATGAGTGAACGTTACATGCAAATGCCTTATAATCAAGGTAATGCTGATTCTTCAAGAATTCGTGAGATTGAGCATTCTGATGATATTGTCAGTGCTGTTGATAGAAGTGCGAGATATGTTTCTCTAAATCTTCTTCACAGTGTTCCACGATTTAATAATCCTAGTGGAGTATTTGATAATGATCAGTACTTATATACTTTCTATGCAGTAGCTGGATCTGCCGGTGAAACTGCACTAGATACATTATTTGGTCAGATTGCTGCACTAGCTAGTGTAGATGCAGTTCTTGACACAACTGATGCTTGCGGAAGTCCTTGTACTATTTAATAATTAGTACATTACTTACTTAATAAAAGGGCTAGGGTAACTCCTAGCCTTTTTTTTATGTATTAAATGCAGTTTTTTTAGTATATTATATATATAAGATAGATATATGCCTAGTAGTCATATATTAAGTTTAGAGGTACCTGAGGTTTCAAATTGTGAGATATTTACAGTTAGGGATACTAGTCAGTATGCAGAAAATTTAGCAGTTGATTGTGCAGAGTTATTAATCACTGTGCCAGGATTTAATGCACCGGTATTAAAAGAAGTAACAAAAGGATTTGATTTAAATCTTAACGGTTGTGCTTTAGGTACACAGACCACACAGTGTGGTACAAAGAGAACAGGTATACCCGATGGTGTATATGTAATTAAATATCAAGTATCCCCATCATCTGAAGCATTTATAGAATATAATCATTTGAGAGTATGTGAGCTTATGACTAAGTATTACAATACTCTTTGTGCTATGGATGTTACAGCATGTCAACCTGTAGGAGATAAAGAAGCAGCAATAAGAGAAATGAGTTTTATTCGTACACTTATTGATGCCGCAATTGCAAAAGTTGAATATTGCCATAGACCAGATGATGGTATGGAGATATATAACTATGCAAAAAAGAGATTGAATAAGATTGCGTGTGTATATGATGAGTGTGCGGATGGGCAGTCTACGAAATATTAAAACCAAATGATATGAATTGTAAACATTGTAATGGAAAATTTTCATGCGGATGTCAAAAGTCAACAGCAAAGGATGGCAGCACTGTACACAAAACATGTTTAAAAGCTTACAATAATAAATTTACACCATCATCAGATTCATTTACCAGAACCTTAGAAAAGGCAAAGGGAAATTAAAATGGGAAGAACAGTACAAGATATAACCCGATCAACTAAGAAGTTTGCAGATACTGTATTTAGAAGATTCAGAGCTGTGAGATTTGGTATGACACCGTGCTGTATAGATGATTATAATAAAGTTGTAACAGAATATAATATCTGTAAGTGGATAGACTCTCAAATACTTGTTAGAGATGTCAGCCAGGTAGTATCTAGTATAGTATCTAATCCTAATAATCCAAGTTCTAGTGATGAGTACTTACAGATAGTTGTTATTGACGCAGATGGAGATGCCGTGAAAGATTTTGAGATTTATATTAATAATGAGAAGATTGGTAAGACAGATGCTAATGGGCATTTGAATTACACTATTGAAAATGCAAATTTAATTACTTCATATACTATTAACTTTTGCTATTGTTTTAGCACAATGGGTTTTGATAGAACTCAGAAGTTAACAGTTACAGTTACAAATGATCCAGATAAACCGGATTGTACGTTACCTGAAGTTACTTGCACAAATGTTAGTAGTTGATTTGTAGAGAAAAAATTGTATATTATTATATAGCGTTTGCTATTAAAAGGAAGAATAAATGATACCTAGCAATAACGGAAAAGTAGAACCTTGTTCACACATATCTTCTAATTGTGTTGTATGGCAAGGACCAGACATTGAGTGTATTAACCTATGTAATGGTGATACAGTTAGTGATGTAGTAGCTAAACTTGCAACAGAGGTATGCGACCTTATAGATGGAACATGTACTTGTAATCCTACTTTAGATATTACTGTAGGTTGTTTAACAGGTATTTCAGATCCAACTGATTTAGATGAAGTTATTAATGCTATTATAACTGAGTTATGTACAACAAGTAATGCTAGACAAAGTATAGCTGTTGCTAATATAACAGGATCATTAGCTCTTCCAGTTTGTTTACAATATACTGATCCATCTACTGGTCAGCTTGTAACACAGCTTCCTATAGAAACATATGCTACAAGATTAGCTGCAAAGATTTGTGATTTAAATAATGCAATTAACATTATTAATACATCACTAACAAACTTTGAATCTAGATTATCTATCATTGAGTCTTGTGTATTACCATGTACAAATGAAACAAATGAGGTAGAGGTTGTATCATCTTGTTTATTTTCTTCTGAGCTGGTAAAAAGTTCAACATTACTACTTGCATTAGAAACAGCGTATTGTCAGACAAGAGATGCAATTGGTCAGGTTCCTGCTATAAATAATGCAATAAACGCACAATGTATATTTGGAACTGATGATCAATTATCATCTAATGGTACATATAGCGGAAACACATTATGGACTAATACTCCAAGTAACTTAGCCGATTCACATAAGAATCAATGGGTTGTTATATGTGACTTATATAATGCTGTACAAAGCATTCAAGAGAACTGCTGTGATAGTGGATGTGCTGCAACTACCTTTAACTTTGCTACAACAACAATTGAAACATTAGGTGTAGCAACAGCAATTAACTTTAACTTTACAACATCTACTGTTCCTAGAGGATTTTCAGATTGTGGTAGTATGATTACTATTACAGATCAGAATGGTGCATCAGTAACTCAAGCATTTGATGTTTATGTATTACAATCAAATCCTACTGGTACATCAGTAACAGTTACAGCATTAGATGTAACAGCAGCATTAAGCATTAAAGTAGATTTCTGTGCATCAGATAATGATAGCACTTGTGAAGAGACTATTAACCGCACTATTCCTTTAGGCATTGCTTGTCCTTCTGACTTTGCTGTAAGTAATGAAACAAATACTACTGTAGATATAAGCTTTACAAATGGCTTAGGTACTACAGTAACATACGAAGTAGAAGTAACAGATAATACTACCGGTAACGTAGCTAGTACAGTTACTATATCAAGTCCTGGAGTAAGCGTTAGTGAAACTATTTCTGGCTTAAGTAAAGGCACATCGTATAACTTTACGTTAAAGATTATTACATCAGCTGGTTTAGAACAAGTTTGTCCTGCAGTTATAGCCACAACTACTGGTACAGCATGTACAGTATTTGATGTAACTACAGCAGGTACTCCTGTATCAAATCCTGAAACAGATTGGATTTACTTAGGTTATGATGATACAGCACCTACAGATTATTACTATGATGCAGATGCTCAAGAAATTATTGCAGTAGCAAGAACAGTTACACCTGTAGATATTAGAACTGCATTTGACGGTGGTGGTGCTACTGATCCAACTGTATCTGGTGCAGGTGTAGTTGATTTTGATATTAGTACAGCTGGTATGACAGCATCAGATACTATTACAGCGTCTTATAGTGCAGATGGAATAACATTTGTAGCTGGAGGAACTGTAAATGGTTCTGGTATTTCTAATCCATATAACTTTAACTTTGCAACAGGGGCTACTTCAGGTAAGCTTTATATTAGAGTTAGAGTAGAGAATGCTGGTTCATTATCAGCATATGCAGAATTTGTTTGGGATTTTGAATCTAATTTCTTTATTAGAACTGCAGGTCCCCTTACAAATATATTAGCAGATGGTGCAGGTAATGCGCATCCTAATGGGTTATCTATAGAGAGTCAGTCATTAACTTGTGGCACAAATACTTACAATATTACAGGTAGCAAAATTGATTTTTACTATGTAAGACCTATTACTCTTAACAGCATTCAATATTATATGTATGTTGCATTTACAAATAGTGCTGGTCCAAATCGAGTAGTATTTTGTTGTGATGCTCCATCTATTCTTGGTGCAGATAATGTTGCAGACAATGCTCAAGAATATGTAGAGTATGGTGGCACGGGTGTATATAATATTAACTTTATATTAGGCGAGGGAGATCTTGTAGTAAGTGTTACTACTCCACCTGTTGCAGGTACACTTGTAGATAACGGTACTGTAAATTCATTTGGTGAGAACAGAAATCCACTTAATAGAAGATTTACATATACTCATGATGGTGCAACAGATCACTCAGATATATTCTCATTACAATTAACAAATAGTGCGGGTACTGTAACTGAAACAAGATCATACCAAATTCAAGTTATACCAGATGCGTTTATTGGATTACCAGGTACAGCTAAAAACATATTTGCATTTATTGATACAACTTCTTATACAGTAACTAGAGGTACTGCATTAATTAATGGTTTGAATGCATGGGCTACTCAATATGCTACAGATTGCTCATGGACTGGTTCATTATATATTGTTCCTGTTCAAGATAATAATCACATAGGATATATTAAAGCAGTGGTTGATACTGGAACAAGTGCTAGCTTAGATCCTGCAGCTGGATGGGTTGCTTTACGCAGTCTACCAACAGATTGGACTGGTGGGGCAGCAGTTCCTAATCCAGGAGTCATGGTATTATCATTTTCTAATGAGTCTGATCCTGATTATCATAATTCAACATTAGCGGCAGGATGGGCTCTTAGTTCTGGTTTCCAACCTTCTACAGCATATCAAAATAATTATGATGAACTTCATGATATTATTAATGGTACTGGTGTAAGTACATGGGGTGCTACTCAAGCATTTGGTGGTACACCTCCATTTTCAGCTGGATTTTCTATACTATATTATCCAACCACTGGTGGACCAGCAGCAGCAGAAGCAGCAGCAGTTCTTCAAGGACTTGGTTCATATTATGCAAGAATGATTGATACATATGAGTATGGTGTTAAAACAGCAGCAGATGTAACATCTTATTTATTACAAGGTGTTACTCCATCTGCAGTTAATCCTTACGAGGGTTCTAAGACTACAACTGGCATTGCTATTGAAGGTCTATTAAAGAAGAATTTTATGATGATGTTAAATCAAGGCTATACAGCTCCTGCAGATTGGGATTTTGCATCTGATAGATTTAAAGATGATATGACAGCAGCTGCTAATGCAGGTAGTAATGCAGCTTGTCCATCAGTTCCATAAACAATAAAAAATGGCTTGTAATACTTGTAATAAAATTAGTTCTAAATGTAGCTGTCCTAATAACAGTTTAACTACACCATGTAGTTATACTAACTGTTCAACAGGATCTGAAAGATGTGCTGATATAACTTGTGCAGAATGTGTAAGTTATTGCGGTACTACCTTTGAGATTACTACTGGAGGTCAGACAATTAGAGTAGATACAGGTGAGCGTTTAGATGCTATTGTTCAAAAATTAGCTCTCATGATTAGTGCAGGTGTAGGTGCGTGTACAGCAAATAATGTTCATCATGCACCATATAATGTTTATGTAGAGAATATAACAGCCACAACTGCAGATATTGTATGGGGTGGTACATCATCATTAACAGATCATTTTGATGTATTTTTATCTGCATTGACACCGGTATCATATGTACAACAGAATACAGCAGATATTCCAAGTACAACATTAAAATTTGGAGTTACAGGTTTAGCAGCAGCAACATCATATAGATTGAAAGTTCAATCTACAGATGCTGGAGCAGCAACTTGTGATAGCGTTGAAGTAATTATTACTACAGCAGCGGCATAACAACAGTAGTAGTGTTTTGTTGGTTTTTCACTGCGTAAGTTGGGAGGGGGTTGTAAAGACCCCCTTTTTATTAAATAATCTTTTGTAGTTTTATACAAAGTTTTTTATGAGTAACCTAAGAGATAGAGTAATAAAATCATTTGCCTGGAAAAAGTCTAATAAGCATTGTGCTAAAAGATTGGGTATTACAATTGAAAAGTATCAATATATAAAAGATCAAGTTAGAGCAGAAAAGTTAAAAGGTAAAGTTGAGCAATTAAAAGATAAAATTGAACAGCAAGTTAACTTAGATAAGGGCGAAGCAAAGCTTTCAGGTATATTTGATCATGAGCCTAAGAGTCCTGAAGAAATAATAGACTTATTAAATATAGATACTGCAGAGTGGAAGCTATCATCTTATTGGAATAAACAGATGGGAGATCACTGGAGAGTATCTGCTCTAGTTACAAGAATAAAAGACCAATCAGAAAAATACTTTAAAGAACTTTTAGATAATTGGGAACCAAAAACTTATACTATTCCTGCTGTAGATATAGATAAGTTATCTACAAATAAACTAGAAGTATGCGGTGTGATGTCATTACAGGACATACACTTTGGTAAAGAAGGTAATGAAACTGTAGATAAAGAATTTGAGGATACTATAATAAACTTAGTAGAGAGAGCTACTATGTCTCATTATATATCTCACATGTACTTTGTAGTAGGAGGCGATCTAATTAACATGGATACATTTGATGGAACAACTACAAAAGGTACACCATTGAATAATTGTGCGTCTGCTACAGAAGCTTATATACAAGCTTTTGATGCAATGCATTGGGCCATTAACTTTATAAAAGCACACTGTGATATACTTACTGTTGTTTATATTCCTGGTAATCATGACCGCTTATCATCATTCCACTTAGCACATGCATTATCCAAGTCTATTGATTGTGAAGATATTATGTGGGATATAGAATATAGTGAGCGTAAGGTTCATGTATGGCATGACAACTTTAATGCATTTGAGCATGGTGATGCTAATTCTAAAAATACACCTATTGTATATGCTACTGAGTTTGCAGAAGAGTGGGGTATGACTAAGAATAGAACTTTATTTACAGGTCACTACCATAGTAATAGAAAGGTAGAGTATGTGACAACTAGTGAGAACACTGGATTTATTCATAAGACTTTACCAAGTTTATCTAATACAGATTATTATCATTATCATAATAAATATGTAGGTAATAGAAGATCAGGTAAACTAGAATTACAACATCCGCATATAGGAAACATATGTGAACTGACGTATTCAGTATAATAAATTGTACCATATGTCCTGTTTTTTTTGTAAATTATACATATAGTGATGGGTAATAGTTTTAAGAAACCAGATTTAAATGCTCCTAGATTTAGAGAAAAACGTCTAGGGTTTTTAAATAAGAAAACTATAAATGAGTTTAAGGAGTTGAAACCTCTTTACTCTGATATAGATGACGACAAACTTAAAGCTATTATAAGGATATATAACCGAAGGCTATGGGAGGGGGTTATTGAGCACAGGGATGGCGTAGAGCTACCTAACTCATTAGGTTATTTATTTATTGGGACTTGTCCCCCATCTAAAGGTGGTAATGTAGATTTTGCTTTATCTAGTAAATATGGCAAAAGTCTAAGAAACAAAAATTGGGATACAGACGGTAACATTGGAAAAATATTTTATACAAACTGGTCAACAAAGTATAGATTTCAAAATAGAGATCTATGGGGATTTACAGCAACAAGAGAGTTTAAGAGAACCGTTGCAAAGCAATATCCTAAACGTTGGACTAGATATATAAAAATGAAAAGTAGATTCCGTGTTGCTAGCCTGTATAAAAACAGGAAGAGCAATGGCAAAGATCAATGAGGTCATATCTAGAATAAGAGGTCAAGTAAAAGGGAGCACGGAAGATGCATTCCTTACTGACAGATATATTTATAGTTTAGTTATTAAGTTTGCTCAAATATTAATGCGCAGACAGGATTTTGCAAATAAACTAATGAAGTTTAATCCTGTTTGGAAAACGCTTCCTTTTATAGAGCTTATTGATGTAGATAAAGTAGAGGCAAAGTGTACTGGAATATCTAGCGGTTGTACAATCAAAAGAAGCAAAGACAAGCTTCCTGAAATGATTGAGGGGTATTGGGGTCCATTGATTAGGACTGTAAGCTCCATAGACGGCTCTGTAGAGCTTCAACCTACTCAACCTGGTACTTATGTATCAATGAGTAAGACAACGTCCTTTAAATACAATAAGAGAAAATACTTCTGGTATTTAGATGGATACTTGTATATGCCTAATATAGAATGGGATGCTATAAAGCTTGAAGGTGTATTTAATGATGATATATCAGATTGGCTATGTGATTCACCAGATGAGTGTGTTCCACGTTATGAGCAAGAGCTATATGTACCTGAAGCGTTGTTAGCTGAAATAGAAAATCAAGTTGTTTCCGGAATGTTTAACACAATGAAAGTTCCTCAAGAAGATGGGGACAATCAGATTAATGTACATAGATCATGAGTGTATCACATAAATATAGAACGTTTGATCAACTATTGGAAGATGTTATGGTTGACTTTTCAACCTATGCATTAGAAGGTATGATAGAACCGCAACAACTTATTAAGGTTGCCACAAGAGTAAACTATGATTTAGGTTTAAGAATACATAGAACTAAAGAAGTTGTTCTTGATATTGAACACGGTAAAGCTCAGTTGCCTTCTGACTTTGCATATCTAAACTATGCATTTAGATGTGGTGATTACACTGTTGTACAACAAATGCCATCAGGTACACATATTGAAACTACTAATGATGTACCATATAAACCAGCTCCTGGTGAAGCAGGCCCTTGCGAAGATCCTGAGTGTAGAGATGTGTGTGTTATTAAAACTTGTAATGACAAGAACAGCTATCAATTAGTACAGCGTATTGGTGGTGGTCAGTACAGAACATACACAGCATTTAGATCATTAAAGATTCAAAACGTAAATGATCAAGTATGTGATTGCCCAAACATTAGTGAGCAAGCGCACGATATAGCAGAAATTAAAGATGGGTTTATGGTGACTAGTTTTACAACAGGTTGTGTATACATAAGCTATCAAGGTGCAATGGAAGATAATAGCGGTAATCTTTTAGTGCTAGATCATCCATATTGTAATGAATACTATGAGTATGCTCTTAAACAACGTATACTAGAGAACATGGTATTTGCAGGTGAGAATGTAGCAAATCAATTAAACTTGATTGAATCAAGATTAAGAGCTGCAAGGAATAATGCATTAGGATTTGTTAATACACCTAACTTCCAAGAAATGCAAAAGATATGGTGGACTAATAGAAGAGCCCAGTATCATAATTATTATAACATGTTCAAGAGTTATCCTGTAACCGGTTAATATGGCGAAGCAAAGAAGAACATCTACAAGAAAAACAAGTACTGGACGGTCATCACAGTTAAGTAATGCAACATCTAGTATTGAGACTAATTCCTTTATAAAGGGTATGGTAAAAGATACCAATGCCAGTTTTCAAGGGAAGGATACTTGGGCTCATGCAAGAAATGCTGCTAACAACTCTACTGATGGAGATGTTGGTACTTTAGGTAATGAGCCTGCTAATTTGCAATGTGCAACTGTGCCTTATACTATTATAGGTGCAATACACTTATACGCAGATCAGTGGGTTGTATATTCTACAGATGATACAAACTCAGAGATAGGTACATTTGATGATAGCGAATGTAAGTATGAGACATTAGTAAATGATCCTTGTTTAGGATTTAACAGAGAGCATCTTATTACAGGAGCCTCAAAAGAAAACTTTGATTGTACATGGCAGGTATATTGGGATGATGCATTGAATCCATCCCGTACAATGAATGTAGATGATGTTCCATTTATTCAAATAGAAGTACAACCTCCTGGTGCAGACTGTGTTATATATGAGGACACAGATAGATTAGATTGTGAAAAACTTAGACTAGCTCCATTATTAAAAACACCTTGTGTAGAATTATTTAATGGAAATAATGCAGGTCAGCTCAAGAATGGTTCATATCAAGCATATGTTGCATACTTAGTTAATGGCCAAAGAGTTAGTGATTATATAGGTATATCAAATCTTCAGTCTTTATTTGATCATCAAGGAACATCAGGATCACTTGATATTAGAATTACAAATCTTGAAGAAAATAGTGTTCAAGAATATGAGTTAGTAATTCTTATAAATAATCAAAATCAAATATTTGCAAAAAGAATTGGTACATATAGTGTACATCAAACAGATATTAATTTAACATTTATAGATCCAGAGCTTGAGGATATTAAGTTGGGTGATCTAGTATTAAATAGACCTACATATGAAAGGTCTGAAGAGATGTATGTGGTCAATGATTATTTAATTAGATCAGGACCAGTAGGTCAATTTGATTTTAACTATCAGCCATTAGCTAATCAAATTCAAGCAGAGTATGTTGTAGCAGAAGTTCCTTCAGATTATTATTATAAGGGTGGGAACGCTGTAGGATTTATGCGTGATGAGGTGTATTCATTTTTCATAAGATGGATATATAATACAGGTGAAAGATCTGCTTCATATCATATTCCTGGTAGACCAGTTAATACAACCTTTTCTTATAGAAATGGAATACCTAATTTCCTAAAAGGTGAAGATGCTAATGCTCCCGGTCCTAATGCAATTAATACAGGAATTACTGAACAAGCGTGGCAAGTATTTAATACTGCACTTCCACCTAGTTTTCCAACAACACCTGTTTTTGGTGGAGCACCTGCTCAGAATGATACATTTAGAATAATTGGTGACGGTATTATGGGATATTGGGAATCTACAGAAAGATATCCTAATAAGCCTGAAGTATTTAATTCTAATATATCTGGTAGACCTGAGCTTGATTTATGCAATCAACCTATTAGACACCATAGAATACCATCTGAAGAAGTTGCGCAGCAATTACATCTTAATACACCAGATGGTGAAACAATAAGGATTGTTGGTGTTCAGTTTAATAATATTCTTAGACCGGTTGACAATGATGGTGATGTTATACCAAACATTGTTGGGTATGAAATACTAAGAGGATCAAGAGAAAACAATAAATCTATTCTTGCTAAAGGTATATTCCGTAATATGCGTGAATATAAACTTAGAAAAGAAGATGATATAACAGGATTAGATTTACAAGCTGTATATCCTAATTATCCTTATAATGAATTAGATAATGGCCCAGGTGATGTATTTTTTCATACAGGACAATTAGATCAATCTTTTTTAAGTAATGTAAATAAAACATTTGGTGCTGATAGTTATGATCAGTCAATAAATAAGTTTGATCCATTAACTGGATATAAAAAAGATATATTTACATTTCATTCACCAGACTTAATGTTTACCAGACCTTTTCTTAATGCATATGAGACAAGGATGTATGGTGAGAAGTTTGGATTTTCAACAGGTGCGTTTATACCAACTGAAAAACATCCAAAGCAAAAGTTATTAAGAAATCCAGCTGCAATAATATCTGCAATATTAGGAACAGCATTTGCAGTATCTCAAGTAGCAGGTTTACAGGATAAGCAGAGGCTACCTATTCAAGGTTTAAATATTGGATTTGCAGGATTATTTCCAAGATTTACTAATGGTACTTCGCAAATTCCATTTCTAGATGTCAATAGGGCAATGGCTGCACCTGCAGCAAAAGCTAGTAACCTTCGTTTACAGTTAGGTTCAAATGCAGCTAAAAGTAAATTAGCGGTTCGACAAGGAATAAATGCAGCAGTAACAGCTGGAGAAATTGCAATAGGAGATTTTTTTGATCAAATGGTTGCCGGTGGTATAGTTGGTGATATTGGAGATATTGCACTTTCACAAGCTGATGCTAGATTTGCAGCAGGTCAACCTGGTACTATGGGAGGTGGTACAATAGAAGTTGATAATGGTACTAAATTTAAAAGTTTGCCAGCTCCTGTGCGTGTAGCTACTAGTATTCCAGTATTCTTAATGAATGCTACTACTGGTGGTCAAGAGATAGTAGAGTTAATATATAATTTTATGTCTCCCAAAGCTTTTGCTTATAAGTATAACTCACATGGTTTTTATGGTAATTATAGAAGGTTACCTGTTGGAGATAGATTTAGATCTAGAAATACTGCATCAAATTATATAGGAGAGTCATTTCAGATATTTGGTGATTTAAATAATCAGGTTAAAATAAATAATTTAAAAAGACCTGACACAGTTGCTATACAAACATTAGATGAGTTTAATGATCCTCAAAATATTGATGATTCAAGAATAAGCATTGGTAGATATTCACGTGAAACTATTGTGGATGATCCTAATGCTTTTGATATTTACTTTAATCCATCTAATTCAATTAGAAGAAATATATCAGCATTATACGGTGCATTAAAATTTAATTTAGCAAATCAGTATGGTCAGCTAGAGAATATTAAGCAAGTTCCAATGAGAGATTGCTTGCATTTAATTGACTCAACAAAACCTGATCAATTTTTATATTCTACTAAACCAATATTTTCTGGTGATACTTATGTAGGCAGATATACTGAGAAAGTTATAATGCCTATATTTTCATTCTTCACAAAAGATTTACCGGATGAGTTTCCTTACGACTATTTAAAAGGTATTAATATTCCTTATCCAAGATATTGGATGGATAGTAAGAAATATGATTTAAGTGAGATTGTAGATTCTATAGGTAGTTCTATTCAAGCATTGTTAGATAATGGTAATGGGTTTGATAGCGGTATGCCAAATAATTTATATTATTTAGATAGGCATCCATTTACAGTTAATGGTCAAGCATTAATTAATAGTAATTCACCTTCAGATATAGATTCTGGTGAAGGACCAATTAATGTCAACACAGGTGTTAGTAAAAGAGTAATGCCTAGATATGCTATGGATAATTCTTATATGTATACACATATAAATGGTGTTCAAGATTTCTTTGTAGAATCAGAAATTAATTTAGCTCAAAGAGATCACCAGGAACCACCTGCTAGAAGATTCTATGATATATATAAATATAATGATCTTAAAACATTGTTTCATTCTGATATAGTTGAAGAAGGAAATTTTTATTT